TTGAAGTGTTCAGCCTTCAACTCACCAGTATCTGGCATCTGTACCATAGCATTCATATAGAAGTTAGGAAGTTCAAAATGACCAAACATATATTTTGCTTTGATCTTAGAAATCTGTTTCCATTCTTCACCTACTAACCAAGGAACAAGAACAACATCATCTTCTTGTAATATTTCATCTACGTAAGTAATACCAGGAATGTGTTTACCAAACTCTAACGAATAGATATCGCGTTTATCTTTGTAATACAAGTCATGATTACCAGCAAAGAAATAAAATTTTTCAAATGCCTTACCTAGTTTTTCTAAACACCTTGTTGTAGTATCAAGTGTTTGTACATTAATAGTATTTCGATTGTGATGCCAATCTCCACAAAATATTCCAGTTTCACAACCGTTTTCTTTTGCTTTTTGGATAAACCAATCTACAAATTCTTCACAATCCTGTAAATGAACTTTACTGTTAGACTTCAATCCAAGATGGATATCAGTAAAAACCGCCGCTTTTTTAAACAAAATACAATCCTTCCTCTAGCATTATAGTAGAAAACTAAGAGTTTGTCAATCAGTTTTTTGGGCTTTTTGGGTAGCCAAATTATGGTCACGCTGTTGACGCTCCCATTCTCCTTTTGCCTGTCTAGTGTAACTAGGATTCATATGATTCATTTCTAAGATGTCATCTCTAATATTTTGATTTCTTTTTTCTATATTAATAACTCTTACAAATGAATTTGTCACAGCCGCAGTATAATACGCAAAAGGATTATTAGATTTGGATTCATCAAACTGTAATCCAATCTGAGACAACTGTAATATTGCCTGTCCACGCATCTCATCATTATATGTGTATCCTCTCACATTTCCACGGGTAGCATATCTATCACACAGTTTCATCCACATCAAGGCAAGTTTATTTGTTACCTTACCACCTTCTTTGGTAAAATTACCATTTTCCATACCGCCTTCCCAGTGACTTTTACCTACGCAAATAAGTTCACCGTTGTCATTAAATTTATAATGCTGGAACGGAGGAAAATTTACCTTTGTTTTTGTGTCTGCTATTGTTTTAGGATTTTTCTTACGTCCTGGCTCTTCAGGAATATGATCATACATCATAATCCTAAATATAACATCCGTTTTTTCTATTTTTCGATAATCAATAGCAAATTCTGCTAATTTTACTCTTTTACCACTTTCTTTTGCCTTTTCAAATGCCTTTTGCTGTAATTTTTTTGCCTTGTTCCTTTTTGCTTCTGCTATTGTACGGACATTTATTTTAGACACACTAGGTAATATTATATCAAAGTCAGCAAAATCGTTGTCCGTAAAGCTACAAAACGATGATTTAGACTTGTGAATCTCTGCTAATATGTCTTTGTTGTTTAAATAATTAATTCTTTTCATTGGTTCTCCAAGGTTCATACCACATTATAATATACTCTGTTAATTTTGTCAACTAAATAATAGTAAGGAGTTAACCAAATGACAACATATTTCAAAAACGGTGTAATAAGCAAGAATGGTGTAAACCAAGGCCAAAAAGAACCAACCGAAGCATTCAAAAGTGCTGGACAAAATACAAATAGCGGTAATGCTCCAAGTTGGTTAACAGAATCACCAATGTACCAAGGAATGAAAGAGACAGCACAGAATATATATGATGGTGTGTCAGGCGGTGCTGAAAATTTAGTTAGTAACATTCGAGCAAAAGGTTTAAAAGGCGGTGACGCTGAGCTAGGCACTACGGAATCACAAGCATACTGGGGACAGTCCACAGTTGAAGATAGAGATTGGCGTGTCAAACTGAGCTTGCCAAAAGATTTTGAAAATTCACCGATTATTTCGCCTTTGATCAACACAGGAGGAATGATGTTTCCTTATACTCCTACGATTATTTTAAGTCACTCAGCAAATTATAACCAAGTGGCTCCTATACATAATAATTATCCTTTTTTTGCTTATCAGAATTCACAAGTGGATCAATTGGTAATCACAGGACAATTTTACAGTCAAAACGGCTTAGAGGCAAAGTATTGGGTAGGTTGTTTACATTACTTGAGAACAGTTACTAAAATGCGGCATGGTTCGGATTCAGATCAAAGAGGTAATCCGCCACCGGTTGTATTCTTAAGTGGTTATGGAGATTATGTCTTTAATAATGTTCCATGTGTGATTGTTAACTTTACAGTTGATATGCCAAACGAAGTTGACTACATAGCAACAGGTTTTAATCCAATTGATTTTTCAGACTTTGGTGGTTCTATTGAATCGCAAAAAAGAGCAATGTCAGTTGGTTGGGCACCTTCTGAATCGCAATTCACAGTGACGGTACAGCCTATATACAGCAGGCAAAAAGTTTCATCATTTAGTTATAACGATTTTGTAAACGGCAAAAATCTTAACCAGGGATACGTATAATGTCTAATCCATATAAAGATACAGATTATAAAGTAGATGGCACTTTAGATTTACTTACTATTAGGCCTATTCCCTCTTTTTCGGATGACAAGTTGTATACTATTGAACCACAGTATAATCATAGACCGGATTTACTTGCTTATGATTATTATGGTAATAAAGATTTGTGGTGGGTGTTTGGTCAAAGAAACTTAGATATCATTGAAGATTTTATATATGATATATCTACAGGAACTTCAATTTATCTGCCAAACCCTGCTAGAGTACGTGACGCACTGGAGTAACACATGTCTGAAAATCCGTATACCTATGCTGACATTGTAGTAGGTACAAAAAAATTTCCCAAGTCAGAAGGCACAAAGTTTGGCGATGGTAGCCAGAGTGACGGAAGGCCAGAAAAACCTAAAGTCAACAGCGATAGCAATAACATAAAAAAAGACACAAACGGAAAAAAGTCTGAATCTGCTACTGTCGGAGACGCTGACCCTAATGCGCCTAAGTTTCAAGCAAACGGTTATTCCACCAATCTTTTTAAGTCCGACGAACAAACAGCAGATAACATGAAGTTGACAGAAGATGAAGCTAATGCTATTAACAATGCCGAAAGTCAAGATGAAAAAGATGGAGAAAGATTAGAACACTTTGGACAGATATTTAATGCTAGAAGACCTAATGGATTAGACAAATACGTTTCAAAAAATTATTTATGGACATTGGCCGCATTGAGCAATGACGAATATAATTTTCCGCACAAATATTATAAAAGAACTGGCCCTAGAGCTGATCAAACAGTAATTAAAATGGGCGGGTTTCCACAACCTAAATATCAAGGACCTATGCCAGGAGGACAAAGACCATTTACGGAATTAGAATTAAAAAACAATAAAGCAAATTTAGAATATTATATAGATAATGTAGATATTCAAAGCGTTGTAGCTCCGAACAAAAGCACTAGAGTTACAACTGCTTTTGCTATAGAGTTTGAGGTTATGGAACCTTATAGTATGGGACAATTTTTACAACATCTACAACTTTGTGCTATGAAAGCAGGATATAGAAATTACTTAGATTGTCCTTACCTATTACAACTTGATGTTGTAGGGTATACGGATGTAATGGGCCCACATATGAAAGAAGGTAGTAGACAATTGGCTGTAAAAATAATCAACGCACAATTTGATGTTACAGCTGGTGGATCTAAATATACTATAAAAGCAGTACCGTTTAATGAAACTGCCTTGATAGATACAAATCAAGCTATAAAAAGCAATATTAGCATTACAGGACGTACAATACAAGAAATGTTACAAACGGGATTTGATAGTTTGGCAGTTGCACATAACACCGATTTATTAGAAACTTCTTTAAAATCAGACAACAAATATGAACCAGACGAAATTATAATCTTATTTCCAACAGAAATGTCACAAAACGTTATGAGAGACACACTAGCTGATGTAGATAATTCGGCATTGTTTGGAGACTATTCCAAGAATAGAAGAGAGTACGATGTAGACCAAGCACTATCAACAGCTATTGGAGTTGACTTTTTAGAAAATGTGTCTCCAGGATCACTAAAGGCTAGGGGAAACGATGCTGAAGAAATTTTAAAGCGTGAACACGTATACGACAGATTAGGTTACAGTATCAAGCGTAATAATTTAAGTGAAAAAATAAAGAAAGAGTTTACAACATCAAGTTTTACAAATGAAATAGGATCTACAAAAATGTTTCCGCAAGGAACTTTAACTGCGGGGCAAATGCCTTTTGGTGTGTCTAAATTTGCTTATGATGAAAAAGCTAAAATATTACACAGGAATGGAGTAGGAATAAGTCCTAACAATAAGACCATACAATTTAAACAAGGCACAAAGATACAAAGAATTATCGAAGAACTTGTGCTAATAAGTGAATACGGACAACAACTTTTAAATAAAGGACAATTATCAGCGGACGCAAATGGTATGATAAAATGGTTTAGGATAGAAGTCCAAACCTATGTGTTAGATGCTCCCTCAACAGAAGGTAAGTTGAATAAGTATCCAAAGATATTTGTATACAATGTTGTGCCAACATTAATACATCAATCAGTGTTTATGTTACCAAACGATCCACCTCCAGGATTTAATTTTTTAAAACAACAAGCGGCAAAAGAATATGATTACATTTATACTGGAAAAAATACAGATATTTTGAACTTTGATCTAGACTTTAAATTTGCTTTTTTCCAAGCTATTGGAAAAGATTTTATGAACAGGTCAGCAAATAATGATTTATCTACCAGTGGAAAAACTTACAAACAAGCAGAAGTTTCTATGGCAGACGCAAGTGGTCATGAAGGTACACCTGGTGAAACAGTTGAAATGGTTGGAACTGTAAATAATACTCAAGCAGGACAGCTTACTAATGGAGCAATACAGGAATCTGCCGCTGTAAGGGTATCTCGTGCTTTTCACGACGCAATGATTAATGGTGATGTTGATTTACTTTCTGCTAACATGACCATTTTGGGAGATTTATATTTTATGGCAGATAGTGGTGTAGGAAATTATTTTGCCAATCCAACAAGTTTTATAAACATTAATGCTGACGGAACCATGAATCATCATAATGGAGATGTAGATATAATAATTAATTTTAGAACTCCTATAGATATCAGCACAGGAATTCCTACAGCACAAGGTTTATCAGATGTTGAAGAATTTAGCGGATTATATCAAGTGATTACAGTGACAAACAGTTTTCGAGGAAATGTATACACAAACGAATTATCATTGGTAAGACGTAAAAATCAAGGTCCTATTGATAATAAAAAAGTAATAAGAGAAAAAATATTTGCCATAAAGAAACAACAACAAAAAATGATTGATGCGGCAATGGCTACAAACGATCCTCTTAAAATAGCAAACGCTTTAGCTGATGTAAACGCTAACGGAAAAATAGAAGAAAATGAAAGACAAAACAGGGACGAATACCTTAAAAAAACCAAAGCTGATACTGCTAATTTTATTCAGAGACAAAATGACTATGAATATAGAATAGCATCAGGTACTGGAAGACCTAAATAATGGCTGAACAAAAAAGAACCAAAGGCGCAAACGCAGAACCTAATTATACTAATGGTCCTTTTATTGCGAAAGTAGTCAATCATTTAGATCCTAAGAGAATGGGTGCTTTACGAGTAGAGTTATTATCGCATACCAATCCTGGAGGACAAGAATTATTTCCGCGAGGTCAATTATTTACAGCTTATTACTGTTCTCCTTTCTATGGAGTAAATGATGCTCAATCAAATTCAAGAAACAAACAATATGCGGCAACACAGCAAAGTTATGGATTTTGGGCTGTGCCGCCTGATCCAGGAACAAAAGTTTTAGTAATTTTTGTAGAAAACCAAACCAATCAATGTTACTGGATAGGATGTATTCAAGACGAGTATATGAACAGCATGGTTCCTGGAAGCCATCCTACATCATCAGCTGATTTGATTTATCAAGAGGGTTTATCTGATGATTTAAAAGGTAGAAGATTGCCAACAGGTGAATACAATAAAAAACTTGATCATAAAGGATATGATACAGACCGTTTTCAAAGACCACACAATCCTTTATTCGCAGGTGCTTTATCCACACAAGGATTATTGAAAGATCCTATTAGAGGACAAACAACATCAAGTGCCAGAAGAGATATACCAAATAATGTTTATGGTTGGAATACTCCTGGTCCTGTAGACAAAGCAGACGGAGCACCAAAAGGAAGATATGGTGAAAAAGGTCAGTCAATAGAATATTTCAGAAGTAGATTAGGAGGATCTAGTTTTGTAATGGATGATGGAGACCCTGCCATTTTAAGAGCAGGCCAAGCAGGAACTACAGGAGCAAAATATTATGATGTAGAAGCTATTCCTGCTAATATTGATAAAGCAAAGGTTGATATTCCTTTCAATGAACACATACGTTTAAGAACTAGAACAGGACATCAGATTTTATTACACAATTCAGAAGATATAATTTACATAGCAAACGCACAAGGTAGTGCTTGGTTAGAAATGACTTCTAATGGAAAAATTGATATCTATGGTAGTGATAGTATAAACATAAGAACAGAAACAGACTTAAACATCACTGCTGACAGAGATATTAACATATTAGCAGGAAGAGATTTTAACCTTACAGCTTTGCGAGATAAAAAAGTTAAGGTAGCACAGAACAATGATGTGAGAATTTTAAATAATGATAGAAAATATGTAGCAATTAATCAAGATTTAAAGATCGGCGGAAACAGACAAAAAGCAATTGGTAATGATGAAGACGTTCAAATAGAAGGAACACATAGATCAACAATTAATGGAGATTACAATTTACAAGTTACTTTAGATGGACACATAGCAATTAATCAAAACTTTCATTCTAAGGTTGTTGGTGATTATAGACAAACAGTAAATGGAGCGTTTAATTTAAATACTGTAGGTGATAATAAATTTACAAGTGGTGCTAATACGCAAATAAAAAGTGCTACTGATAATAAATTAGATGCTGGAGGTAAAACACAAATTCTATCAGTTGATGTACACAGAGAACAGGCTTCACAAATACATATGAACAGTCCTGCTCAAGTTCCAGATCCTTCAGATACAGCAGACTCAATTGGTGATACATTTACCAAGCCTGCTACCAATGAATCAGTTGACGACTCTGACCAAGTTTTAGATAAGAACGGAAGTCCTATAGCCAATCAAAGATCTT